ATCGGTCTCTGTCTGGGCAGCTACTCGCTCAGCCTCTTCAGCGGCTCTTGCGGCCTCCGCATCAATCTCGGCCTGATCTTTTGTGTTCGCAGGGTCATCGGCTGGACTTAACTCAGCGCGTTCTCCCACGGACTCTGCCTGTGCGAAAGCATCCTCGAAATCCTGATCCTTCTCTTTCTCTTCCAAGTCCCTCTTCTCGGAATCTTCTAAAGCCATCTTGCCCGCTCCTTTCAGTTGGTTAAATAAAAAAGGCCCACTGGATTTCTCCAAGTGAGCCTTTGGTCTCTTTTGCTGTCTTGAGATTTAAGCTATTATTTCAAGAACGCCTGCAATTTCCTTTTTGCGCCGTCAAGTGCCCGTAAAATCTCAATCGCTTCCTCCCTCGACATCGTGACGCCGCTTGTTCCGTAAGTTCCTTTTGGGTCAGATGTGGCAGTCTGGTAATTTTGCTTGCTATTATCTTTCATCGAATTACAAAAAGTCAAGCTAAATATTATTGACCCTGTTTAGGAGGAACCTGCGTCGGCAGTCCCCTCAGTATCCTATCCTTCAATTCCTGACATATCAGGATGATGCCTTGGTTGATCTGCAAACTATCGGGGAGAACCGTATCGTTCATAATTCGCGTCTCTTCGATGGTGGCGTCGAACATCTTCAATATCAACGTCATCGAAGGATCGCTACGTCTGTTGTGCATCTCTGCGATGAGTGCTGATTTCTCTTCTTTTGTCATGATCCTTACTCCTTAAATAAGTAATGATGGTTGGAAAGGAATCTCCAGCCTATCGTTCTTCTTTATATTGTCTATATGCCACAATGGACGAAGATTACGAAGATCCCAACATTGCAGGAAATCAAAATCGCTCGGGGTCTCGAAATTGAAAGCAGATACGGGAGTCTTGTGGTCGATACTCCATCCCTTTTGCCCATAATTACTCCACGACATCCCATCAACGAATTGTTTTTCGAGGTGTTGTTTGAGTTCCGATACGGTGTAGCCAAGCAGATCCTCCCAATGCCGTCTGCCCTTTTCTCCCTTTAACGATTGATAAACGGCGGTAGAAATATTCATACTCAGTCTTCCTTTTACAGTATTGCGCTTCTCCTTCGTGCGGAGACGTGCATAAGGTCGAGCCAACTCCCGATATTTATCTCTGTCTCTGTCTTTTCTCTCTTTTACACTTGCATTAAAAGCGACCCTGTTCTTGTTTCTCCAAGCGATAAGTTGTGCGCGAACCTTGTCGGGGTTTTCCCTCCTCCATTTCGTGTATTTTTCCTTTGCCTTTTCGGGATCGAGAAGGTAAACTTCTTTCGCATGTTTTCTCCCGTATTCTCTCTTGCAATCTTTGCATTGAGACGCAACGCCACCTTTGCCCCCTTTGTGGCTATGGAAATCACCGAGTATCTTCTCGACTCCGCACTTTGAACAGATTTTTGATTCCATTACTTAACCTTTTTGACTGGCTTTTCCTTTTTTGGGGCCTTCGCTTGCTTTGCTTTTATTTTCGCGGCTTCCTCTTTCATTTTAATGGCTGCTTCGGTCATCTTGCCCTTGTTGGCGATGTTGTGCGCCGCCGTTGTTGTATCAACCGCTACCTTAACGCCATGTGATTCCTGCTGATGTTGCATATTTAAGGAATGTTGCTCTTCTTTGCGCCGGATTTCCGCTTCCTTAGCCGCCACTTCTGCTTCCTGGAGGGCTACTTCGCCATCTGTAATGCGTGGGTCAGTTCCGGCTGGCTGTTCAATGGGGGTTTGGGCAGCAATAGTAGCATCTGTATTGGCTTTTTTCGCCTTTGTAAGTTGCGATAATGTTTGTGCATCCTTGTATTTGATCTCACTTTCGAGCATTTTAAGTGCAAGCTGATTTTGGATACTTTGGTCTCGCGCATCACGAATTTGCTTCACCTCTTCGTCAGATCGTAACTTTATCTTGATGTCGTGAGCTTTAAATAACTCTCCTACCAGTTCTCCTTCGGGGATATAGTCCTTCTGTTCCGGGGTGAGAGTAGTATTTAACTGTTGTAAACTTTGCATCCTGATCTCCTTCATGACCAGACTCGAAACACCTCTGGCTTTGACGCTATAATCGCCCTTTATGTCGGTTCTCGGGTTGAAATCCATGTTCCAGGCATACAAATCACGCATTACCTTCTCAGTAAAGGTGTCAAAGTTCTTGGCGATGTCCTTGATAGAGACTGTGATGGTCGCCATGCGCCCCGAAGTAGCCTGCGCCGTCTCGTTATTGACCATTTGCCCGATCATCCAGGTAGGAAGGGTGGTCTCTTCATCCCCGAAGCTCTTGAAAAGCTCTATTATCTTGATTAACTCGTCAATGTGGGAGTCGATATTATAGACACGAAGGGCCGGATACTGAGCGTCAATACCTTTTCCTTCCCGATACCATATTTTCCGGGGGTAGAACGAGTTAAGATCGGTGTCGGGAGTCATCAGTGACCAGTTCACTTCCACCTGCGGTCCCGCTACACAGGCTCCATTGTCCAGAACCATCCGAGCCCCCGCCGCGATAGCAAGCTGTGAATGCCTCATGACCCTGGCCAGCCCTTCGCCCATCAATGAGGTTTCGTCTTTCTCGTAGTAGAACACTTTATATTGATTCAAGGCTCCATCATATAGAACAGTCTTGATGGGTTTGTGGCCTAAAAGCCATACGTTCGCGGCATATTCGAGGGACACATCATCTACGTTCACTCCGCAGGCCAGAAGATCGGAGCCGTCCACATATCCCCAATACTCAAGAACCTGATATTTCTTGCCCATCTGCCTTGACGTAGAGCCTGCATCTTCAAGAGGGGAAGTCGGGTATGATGCTGAAGCCTGCCCTGCCTTTCCCGATCCTGCTTCAGTCTCGATAACCTGAAGGTCGGTCTCCCAATTCCTCGGAACATAATCTCCGTCAGGATGCTCTCTGAGATGCTGCGCTATCATGTCCTGATAGAAGTCGTCTCGCTTCATCAACTGCCGGATGTCATGCTTGGTCATGCAATGGCGCTCGAAAGACCCTTCTATTTTGTCGAGTTCCGTCACGCTCATATCAGGATACCAGTCCCAGAGGCGGACGTGCTTCATGAAAGGAAGTTCTTCTTGTTTGACGGACTCCTGATAGTCTCCGTCCTCCAGAGGCTCCCAGAGGCGTTTCTGCCGCTTGCTTATCATCGGTCCCTTCATGACGCCGGTGCCGTACATAAGACCAGAGCGCAATACCTTCTTGGTCTCTTCCGGGTAGTCCATCTCAATGAGCTGGTCGTCTATTTCTGACTGCATGAGTTCGCAGGCTGTCTTGGCGTAGATTTTTATTGCTTGGCGTAGTTTTTCGGGGGTAGGGAGGACTGTCTGGCCGGTAGCAGGATCTTGATATACAAGGGTCATCGCTATTTTCTTGATGATCTCCTTGGCCATCTTAGGCTCTGGTGTAGGCTCGATCTCCCAATTACGGTCGGTGTCCGGGAACAAAAGCTCATGCAGTCGTGAAAGGACGATATTTACCTTTGATCTCGTTATCTTAGGGTAGACCTTGGAGGCGTTCTTGTCGATCTTGACATCTGGATCATACAAGCCTTTGATAGCGCGTAAATCCTCTAACCACGTTAATTCCTTGGGTCTTCGGTAGGCTTCATTGAATGAGAATTGATTCTTGAGCCGAAAGCCAAAAGACTTCATGGCATCGGAATTTCGCTCTGGCTTGGAAAATGTTTTCTCTATCGTGTCCATGATGTCCTCCTTGTTGCAATGCCCGGTATGTATGGCGGAGCGGGAGGGATTTGAACCCCCGCAACATTTCTGTTGGCCTATGATTAGCAATCATGCGCATTACCATGCTCTGCCAATCTTCCTGTGTTATGGCGGAAGAGACACGATTCGAACGTGCAACCCTTTCGGGCGACGGTTTTCAGGACCGCTTGGCTCACCATACTGCCCACTCTTCCCATTGTTTTACCTACACCCGTGGCAACCTGAACATTGCCTGCAAACGACATTTTTGTTTTCCGATCCAATCTTCTTGATAAGAAAACTTAATCCTTTTGCCTTCACAAATCTCGGTGTCTCGTATTTTTTTTTCATATATGTTTCTTCCTACGCATAGCTTCTTCAAAGGCCAAATCAAACTCTTCCTGTGCCGTGCTTTTGGGTTTTCTTCCTTTTTCCGTCACATCGCCTACATCAACCTTAACTCCAGATGACAAATCGTATCCATCTCCATGCTTCTCCATGAACTTGAACCACTGGGGGTGCCCACCTCTCCCGTGGCCACGTGCATATTCGGTATTTATGATATGCTTTCCATCCTTGTGAATTATTACATACGGGTTGCTTTCCGCGCCTATGCAATGATTGCGTCCTTCTGGATCGTGTTCGTAGTTATGAAAATACTGAGATACCAAAACATATTTTCGGTCTCCGTTTTTCATGTCAATACCCGGCCTCCGTTGACGCGGGCTTATAATCACGCTTCTGGAGTTGAGCTGCAAAAGCCTTCCATCGTTTCTCGTCTTCTTCCCTATTTACTATATACATACATAAATATTCAAGCGAATCTGCGATGTGGGATGAGAAATTCTTTTCTGGGGAAGGCTTATATTCATTTCTACCCGCCGCCTTGCGTTCTTTTTCGTAATGATATCCGCCATTAAGAGCTTTACGCAGATGGTGGCAATTTGGGGATAAAATAAACCCTGGCTCTCCATTGACCATCTTATTCAAGAAGGTATCGACCGCTGTCGTTCTGGAAACCATATCGTTTGTGGGAGCCGGAATAATATCGCTGAGCCCAATATCCCGACTATGGAGGATGTCAAAACAGGTGTCTTCGCTGGTAGGATTTCTGTTCGATCCAGACATATCCCCGAACCCCACCACCTTCATCCCGAAATACTTTTGACGCAGAACCGGATGCACTTGATTTTGGATGAATGGTTTAAACAACACTCCGTCAGATACTACCTCGTCTATTACCCTGAGTTGGCCCAATGGGGTTATTTGAGCGATAGAAACAGCCGGGGTGAGACCAAAATCCCATCCTGTTATAAGCGGAAGGTTTTTTACTGGTTCAAGAGGGCGGCGGGCGACATGGATATTGTCCTTGAAAGCAGTGAATACCGGCCTTCCCGATACGAGGTATCCGTATTGGCCATGTACATACACACGAACAAACATCTCGTCTTTACCCCTTGCGAGATTTTTGTAGTAGTTTTTCGGCAGGTGCAGGGTATTTTCTGCATGAGCCGACAATCCTGAAGGCTGTTTAAATATTGACCATCCTTCGGGCCTCGTCTTCTCGAATACGTTATATAAATCGCTGTCGTCCTCTGGCGGGTTACTGTCCATTATCATGCCATGCCAGTATTCACCAGCGTCTCTCTTGGAAGGATATCTCCCGATTCTTCCGTCCATGGCGTCGATAATTGTTTTTGGGATCTCCCGAGCCTCGTTAAAGTATGAGCTCGTGAATTCAAAGGACAGGAGGTTTGATACTTGGTCTGGACGGTCAAGAGCCCTGAAGCATAATTCCAGGTGCATTCCGGGGAATTTTGTTATGAGATAATTGTGATCTGTTACGTGATATTCTCCGAAAATTTTAGGAGGGAACCAATCGTGAAATGATCGTATTGTCGTGTCCTTAAGTTGGGCGTATGTGTTTCTGACTACCGCCCACCGCGACCTCCGTATCCCATCATAACAGGGCGTCATTTCTTGAGCGCGGCGCATTATTTCCATAATACAGCCACTTGTCTTACCGCTCCCAAACGGGCCAAGTATTAGTCTTACCCTATCATTACAAAGGGCAAATTGCTTTACTGTCGGCACGTCCGAATAGTCATACAAGACCTGATAACAACCCTTATTATCTGCCATTTGCCACCTCTGCCAATGCCAATGATGGTTGAAATGGTTTCTCTAAATTATCGCTTTTCCTGATATTATCTACATACCACAACGGCTGAAGGTTTTTAAGACTCCAACATCTTTTAAAATCTATATCGTCAGGGGTTTCATAATTAAAGGCAGCGATAGGAATCTTGTGGTCTATATGCCAATACGACCCATGGTTATCCCAATTCATTTCTGGCTTGAATTGTTTCTCAAGATGCCTCATGAGATCATCTAAGGAATAGCCAACGAGATCCTCCCAATGTCTCCCCGCCTTACGCGCTTTAAGCGAATTCCTCATGCTGCCACCAACGCACTTGCTTAACCTCCCGCGAGGAGTTGACCGGATTCTCTTCTGCCGTTCTCTTTCTTTTTCAATATTCTTAGATATCCATACCTTTTTTACACTCAGTATCCTTTCTTTATTGTCTGCATACCATTTTCTTTTTACTTCGTTCGACCTATCAAGGTTCTCTATTAACCACCGTTTCTGATCCTCTTTCACCTTCTCGACATTTTCTGCTTTCCAATTCTTTACTGTTTCGGATCTTCTTTCTTTGTTGTTAAGATACCAATCTCTACTTGTTTTTTTTATCTGTTCGGCGTTCGTAAAACTTACTTTTTTATCGCATTCTTTGCAGCAATAACGCAACCCCTGTTTTAGGCGAGAATCTTTGGAAAATCTGTCCAGTCCTTTTTCTAATCCACATTTCAAACAAACCTTCATCTCCGCCACTTAATTCCCCCTGATCCCCATCTCCCCGGCAGGCACCACGATTCTCGGCGGCTCCTTCATCGGATTCGTCACCCTCTCCCATAGATCCACCAGGTTCTTGTTGTTGGCGTCATCCGGTATCGGCCAGCTCATGAAGTCTCCCATCAACTTCAGAAAGTGAGGCGTTCCCGGAAGAGGACTCAACTGCACCTGCTTCCCGTTGTCGATCACCTGAAAGATGCGTGGCTTAATGAGTTTATTTCCTCCCACCAGATCACCTACCAAAACAACTCCGCTGCTGATTACTCCTGAAAGCGTTCCCTCAAGTTTCATGACCCCTCCTATTCCGCCATATAGCAGCTTTCGTAATGAACCAGTTCCGTCCTTTCGGACACCCATTTCGCTAAACCGTCGATACTGTATCCCTGTTCTGCCAGCCTTCGGTTGATGTGGAATTTACCTACCATGCAGTCAACTCTCCCCAAAACCGTACAGGGATAAAGTGTCTCATGCTCCCCGCCCTCGATATCCATCTTCATCAGTCTGACGCGATCCACGCCTATCATAGAGAATACATCATCCAATTTGTAGATGTCAACTTCGGCCTTTATCTGCGTCTCTGGATCGAATGTGCAGAAGCCTGTCGAACCTCCCGAGAACTGTTTGGAGACAATGAGATTCTGGATCCCTCTCTCGGCACCTACTCCGATGTTGAGGGCTGTGATGTTCATGCCGTTAAGCCCGATGTTTCGGATCATCTGATAGAAGGTACGGGGCACAGGTTCAAGGGCGATGACTCTAGTGTGCGGGAATAGACGCGCCATCATAATAGAGAACATGCCTTCGTTGGCTCCGATGTCGAGAATAACATCTCTGTCGTGGAAGACCAGTCCTTTCTCTAAGACCTTGTAATTATCCGAGAATATTTCATTGATGAGTGCTGGTGCAGTAGGTGTTTCGTGAAAGTAGAATTTGAATCCTTGGTAGGTGTGTTCGATCATTTTTCCTCCTTCCACAAGTAAATATGACGTTGCAACGGATCTATACCGGGATGAGCACGCTCGGCAATTATGCCCTCGTCTTTGCAATATTTTATAAACACGTCCACGTTTCCTTTTACGTCGTCAATAACCACCAGCACCTTTTGGTGGCCTTCGGAAAATAACCACTGTACCGATCTTATTATTCCGCAATTTCGTTTTGACCCTCTTTTGCCTGCCATCACCACCCCCTCCTTCGTCTCTCTGTTAAGACCTTCCTCATGTTCTCTTCTGAGAAAGGAAGGCGGTATAAATCAGTAAAATGAAACTGGCGCTGCGAGAAATACTTGATAAAGCCAGCATCCTCATTACGATGACATCCTTCCAGTGGAGCCTTTACACCTCCAAAGGCAAGATCGTAACGGTTGCCGTTTATTCCGGTAGGGTTCATGCCAACAGCTCCGGGTTCTCATAGATGTTCCCGATGATCTTGCCGCCTTTCCACCAAATCATACCACAAGCAAACTCCTCGTGCTCTGTGATAGTTGGTATAACTGTCCTGCTTATTTCTTCATGCCGGGGTCGTCCATATCCAGCATTGCCGTTTTCGTACTCGACAATATCTCCCTCGTAAAGTTCCTCACCAGAATTGTTGATGCCGATCATTAATTCATCGTCTCCGCAAGAATCGAAGCCCTCGCCTATTTCGGCAACTGGACATTGACACACACGTTGCCCCCAATGGGACAAAAATTGGCCTCGTTGAATGGTATGATAAAAATATCGGAAGTGGCCGTTTTGACATTTCATCGGCGTTCGCAATTTAATCTCTCTCATCACCATCCCTCCGGCGCTGCCTGCCCACCTATGGTCATAGACTCTCTCTCGTCTGCTTCATAAACAGGGGGAGCGTTTGGATTAAGGGCATTGTCGATCTGTTTCATGTCTATTCCCTCGATTTGCTTCATGACTTTATGTTCATCTTCCAGACCCTTCAAGATCACGAATACCATGTTGTTCGTCTGACTGGTCGGATCTTCTTTTGTTCTGATCTTAGCCGATAGCAACGCCGTCTCGATTCTCACCAACTCTTTTATCATGAACTTGAACTCGGCGTCTGTCTCCATCATAGAAACGAGTCGTTGTCTTCCTTTCTTGCCGTCTCTACCTTTGGAATTCTGGAAGGCGTAACGGAGATCCTTGAGCATCCTATAGGCTGATTTCAGATCGTCGGACTCATCTTCTGGCTCTGGAGGCTCTGGATCTGGAAGAGGCTTGCCCTCAAGCGCACCTTTAATGGAGTCGATCTTCTTTTGAACTCTGTCGAGAGCCTGCTGTTGTTCGAGATTTGCTAATTCCTGACGCTCACGCTCAAGTTTGGCTTCCCGTTTCGCCTTCTTCAACTCGGCTTGAGAAAGATTGCCTTTCTTGGCGGTATTGAAATTGTCCGATATAGGTGAATCCTTTGGCTTTATTCCTGGCTTTTTGGGCATTTACTCTCACCATAAATAAGTTTCATCATCTTAACGACTACCGCAGGAGTCTCTAATAGATTCTGGGTGCAAGACCACAACCATACAAAGGCTGTTCCTGCTATGCAGATCGTAAAGACGATAGGAAATATCAAGCCTTTCTGGAAGTCGGTCAGTGGTTTCATGGTTCGTTATAGTTGAAACATGAACCACAAGAGCCTTCGATGCTAATGCCTGTTTGTGAAGGAGTCATGGTTTTAACAGGTATCTTGAGAGATCTGGAACCCAACCACTGCTCCATCGGAACAACGACGAATCCAGCTCCATTAAGTTTCTGCGACACAGACAAGACCGGGTATTTCTGTTTTCTCAAAAGCCAGAATAACACTCGGAACACCAGATCGACTAGAGTGATTTTCATTTCAGCACCCACCTTTCTCCTATTTTTGTAAATCCTCTCCTATCAGCCTCAGCCCTTGCTGCCTCCCAAACATCAAACGGAACCCTCCAAGTCACATCAAGAGAATGACGACTCCGGTAGTACGTGGACTTTCCTCTTTCGCACAGCCAGAACAGGTACGAATCTGGGATCTCCTGAAGGGACTTTCCTTTGAACTGGCCAAAGAGAAGGGTCTTGGTGGAAGAGGTCATGAGTTCGCCGCAAATAGTGGTTCGTGATTGTAGATTCTCTTTCTGATAATCTCGCAGTAACCAGCGTCCTTCTCAATCAAGATATGCTTTCTATTGGTATTCAGGCAGGCTACTCCTGTTGTGCCACTACCAGCGCAGTTATCAAGCACCGTGTCGCCTTCATTCGTGTAGGTGAGGATAAGGTATTGAAAGAGGGCAATGGGCTTTTGGGTGGGGTGAAGTCCCCATTCTCCATGATTCGTATTGTGTATCTGAATCACTGACCGTGGGTATGATTTTGACAAATCTATGGTTCGTTCCGTGTCTGCAGCATACGTTCCATAGCAATCCGTCTGGGTTCTTTTTGCAAAGGGGCGAATATCATTCTTTGACTTATTGTATATCTGTGGATGAAAATTAACCTTTCCGTTTCCAAATACTAAGATGTTTTCGTGTTGCCTGAGAGGCATTACATTACAATTAAGATGACCTGTTGACCTCGACTTAAACCACACATCTTCCCATTTGAACCATTTGGGATTACTCATCACCAGCGCACTCGTAAAAGGTTGGCTTGCCGTCAACACTATCGCCCCATTGTCTTTAATCAGCCGCTCGTATTGTTTCCACAACGGCTCAAAGGGGATTATAGTGTCCCACTTGCAGGCCGTAGTCCCGTAAGGCAAGTCGCATAGAATCATATCCACTGACTTGCCAGGTAGCGTCGGCAGTATGTCTAAACAGTCGCCTTGAAGTATCATATCCCCTCACAATCAGAGCAAGCCATCCCCACCTTCTTCAACTGGTCAACACTTATCCTGCCGGTCTTCAGATACTGTTCGTAGTCCGCACGGCACTCCCTCAAGTCTCTGTAAGGTCCTATACGACAATCTCCTAACGGCCAGTAATGACCCTGGGGCCCTGTGATGATGTCAGTCATTCAAACATCACCGACTGATCTGGTAAAACTTTCTTATGCTTTTCTTCCATCCACCACTTGAACATTGCGTCACCGTCGGTCCAGCGAAGATGAACCCCGCCTTTCCGCTCATACTGATCCCCAAATTTAAGGTTATTGGCGATCGCCGCCTTATCAAACGCCTTGCGATACAACGCTTCATAACGGGGCCATCGAGCAAACTCTTTTAGCCTGTTCTTTCCTGCCATTGGGCAACCGATACAACCGAGCCGTTTGAATCCCTCATCGTACAGGTGGCAATATTTAATCCCGGTACTGTGTATGTATTCCCACACATCGGAATCAGTCCAGTCGATAATAGGATTGACATAGAATTTATGGGATGATTTGAAGCACGTTTCAACCACTTGACGAGTCTTACGCTTGTTGCTCTCCGCCCACCGGACACCCGTGATAACTTTGCGTCCTTTGCCGCCACGCTCTTTTAGATATTCGCAACAATAGCGAACTAGGCGAGTAGGCGGCATCATCTTTTTGACGATAAGTTGCCACATGGTTATTTCGGGTCTATGACGCTCAACATCCGGGAACTCATCACGGATAAACCGGACTAATTCAGGAGGGTCAACGCCGGTGATATTATAATGAGCATCGAACTTGACCCCAGATCTCTTCACAAGATCAAGGATGACAACCGAATCCTTGCCGCCAGAAAAAGCCACATAATATCCTTCCTCCGGCTCAAACTCCTTAATCCGATTAAAAGCAATCTGCACCTTGTCAACTGCGCCCCGAATAAGATCCTGTTCAAGTAAACTCATGGCACCGACTATGAATAACAAAATTACAAAAGTCAAGGCTTTTCTGAAATTATTTTGTAATTTTTTGGGAAGAGATGCCATTATACGCTCCGAAAACCCAAAAGTGTTAATACAAGGCCGAGAAATCGAAGAAGATGCTCATAAAATACTACATATTATCCAAGAGCGAGGGACGGTTGATGAGGTTTTGAAAGTTTATTATTCTTCTTGAGGTTATCAACGGACCATAGAGGCTGTAAGTTTTTAATATCCCAACACTTCTTAAAGTCGATGTCCGAATAAGAAGAAAAATTAAAGACGGCTTTCGGAATTTTGTGGTCTATGTGCCACTCGCCTATGTTTTCCCAAGACATGCCAGGGAGGAATAACTTCTCAATGTGTGTCTTCAGCTGAGCGCAAGTAAAACCGAGTAATTCTTCCCAACGGCGGCCCTGCTTATTCCTCTTCAAAGAAAGATACACGGCGCAAGACATCCTTTGATGAAGAACGACTCCAGGATCAAGTCTCCGTTTAAGTTGGCTCTTCCTCTGGACTTCCGCCACTCTTTCTTTATTCTTGGCACGGTATTTCTTGGATTGTTCTCTTCGTGATTCCAGATACTTTTCTCTGTTTTCGAGTCGCCACCTTTTGCGATATTCCTTTATGCTTTCTTTGTGTGAGTGATTATAGTTCTTCCTTATTTTTGCAATTATCTCTGGTTTAACGGTGCGATAATTACGCATATATTCATTACCATGCCCCGGAGAAGACTCCCGCCAATTCTTGTTATGCCGCGCTACGGCCCCTGGATTAGCTTCCTTCCAAATCCGGTTTACTGCCTGCCTGCAAAGTTTGCATTGCGCCCTCACACCGTCTTTACGTTTCTTGTCGATGGGGAATGCGGACAATGGTTTCGGCACTCCACAGGAAGTACACTCCCTGATTTTTTCTAATTTTTCCGGGGAACTTTTTTGTGGCACAGTATATTTTCCTCCTTACAACATATCCTACCCGTGGGTTCTTTTTATCCTAACTAACGCTGGGAAGCAAGGTCTTTTTCTAAACATGTGGATTAAACGTTCCTACTGGGTAGAGGGGACCCATGCCCCCGGTCTCGATCAAATCCGGGTCTACCCCCGGCCTCCGAGGAAAGAATTACTTTTCCCCGGCTCCTGATCGTGCGCTATCCGCACATATTTAATCGCCTCCACTTTGGGGCTCAGAATGCCGCCGGTAATCCCCCATATAAAGCGTAGTTGACATAATACCTGTTATAGGACAAAGCGCAGGGCTGAAGACGCCTATGAATAGGGTGGAGCGCAGTTATAAACAGATTGCCGTACATTATCAGGGCATGACCTGGCTGCATGATCATGAGTTATCAACAGGGGGATGACGCAGGCGCTCCACTTTGCCAATATGCCCGGCTCCTGACGTTGCCCTACAATGGACGATCTGCCCTCGGCCTGATGTATGGGTCGGCTGATTTGGGGGCTTTTTATGGGCTGGAGGGATGCAGCGGGGGCTATCTCCACCTATATCCTTATCCCCTTTTTACCCTTTCTCACATAGCCCCCTTGATTTAATTACCTTTTCTTCTCCATCATTTGATGGAACGGTTTGATGGAACCATTTGATTGAATATTATGATGGATAAAAAGCTCCTGAAATCGCGCCCTTTCATTTATTTTCATTTATTCCCTTGTATATTAACTACTTACAAGACCGGGTGTAAAATACCCTCAAAATCACGGTTTTTGGCACGTTTACCATTATGTCAATTACTTAACCATTTCATGCCTTTACACATTAAAACATAATATTTGTTTACAATTACAAAAAAAGGCGTATTCTGGAATCAAAAAAAGGAGGGTTTGACATCATGACCATCAAAGACGCACAACACGCTGATTCTGGTACGTGCTGTCCTGTCTGCTACCCGCTACGGGAAACGGGCATTACGGGCAATAGCTGATATTAACTGATGCTTCATGCCTCCCGTTGGGCATTGTACACCGGGAGAAAGGATCGTTATGCAAATCATCGGATATTACAACAAGGACGGATACACCATAGAGACGACAACGGGCATTGTGCTTTATAGCGCCGGGAATAATCCAATGGAATCATCAAGCGTTATCGCGGACGGTTTGCCGCTCGAAACGATCAAATCTATGTGCGATTTGACCGGGCGCGAGATTGCCGCCGAACGCAACGCCGAATTTGTGGGTGCGGAGCCGGGTGCGGACGAAACCCCGGACCCCCAAGCCCCAACAAAGGACTTGATCGACCGCTATATTCAATCAGGCGGCAATTTCTGTCCTTTTTGTGAATCCGGCAATATTGAGGGATGCAGCCGGGACAGCGATGATGGATACACTACACAGTTGGTAATTTGCAGCGACTGTCAATCGCAATGGCAAGACTTTTATGAGCTGACGGCTATCCTGGACATTTCGGGGGACCGGATCGAGGGGGCACCATGACACGCCACCGCTCCGCGCTTAACCTATGCGACTGGATAACCCTTGTCTATGCCCTGGGGTTTGTGTGTGTCTGTACATATCTTTTGTGGTAGGGATAATTTAACAGAAAGGAGTTTGTTGTATCATGGTAAAAGTTAAAGAAAAGTTGTCAAACGGGCGCACTATCACCTATAACCGCCTGGAAAATGGGACGTGTTACAACGCAAAGACTAACCTTGAGCTTGTGGGGCGCTTAGACTCCGCACGTAGAGGGGGGGCACGGGTCCGCCTATTTTACGGAGATACCTCCACAGGCAAAGACTGGCACGAAGAGCACGATATCACGGGCAAACTGGGACGGTCCACGGGGACCATTAAAATCCCAATTTTGCTCAATAATTCGCGCTCTTCCGGGGGTCCGGCGATTCTTGACTATTGTATCGTTAAACTGATGATCAACGGTTCTGTCCGCTGGCAACATCCCAAATATAACGCCGGACTCTTTACCGTAGGGCCGGGAAAAGATCCTGGACATACCACGGCGGTATATATTGACGAAGTTTTGCATGCTCAGTTTAGGACCCCGACCAAGGCGCAACGGTGGATTGACTTCATGACCGGCAAGCGCTTGTCTAAGTAGGTGCAACATGGACATAATAATCTTAATCGGTGTTATTTTATGGCTGCTCTATTGGATGACAGCCGGGAGGCGATGAAATGGATCTTAAAAAAGCGAAGTCTTTAAAAAAAGGTATGATCGTGCATTGTCCCCCGGATCGGGTAATTCCGGGACATACGGGAACCGTTGAACATATCGGCGCAGACGTTTACCGCAATCTTCAAGGGGCGGATTATATATGGATTACGGTCAAGGGTCCGCATCATTCTTCTGTATGGCCGTCAAATAGATTGGGATAAGGAGACGAAAATGAAAAATTTTGACTACGAAAAAGCGTATTTTGTTCAAGCATTACCGGCTTTCCGGGGATTTAATCAGGCACAAAAAACCGCACATGATAAATTGTTGCCACTCGTCAAGGACCTGACTCAACAGCGAGTAACGCTCAATATTCCCGTGTCCGATGAAATGACAAGCATTCTCTCCGTCCTCTCCTGTCAGGAAATCGCTGAGCTTTCCCGCGCCTCTTATTTTGTTGGCCACTGGAAGCCGGGACACGTAGATCCACTATTTGAAAATTCGGCGGGGGAATCTTGGAAAATAAGCAATGTATGCGACCAGATATTAAGGAGCCGTTTTTTACCTTATAGCAACGATGCTGATCAATCAAACCCCCTCCAGTTACCGCATAATATCCAAATTCATGAGGGAAAATTCCGGGTTACATTTTCAAATAAGAATTGTTGGTTATGGGCTGAGTTTGGACTTGCAACGGAAAGGAATCTGACCATTTTCAAAACATGCGGCTTATCTTTCGGAGAAAATTCCATCGAAAACGGCGCCAAGGTTTTGGCGATAATGTGCGGGGATTTGTGGGAAGATGTTGACGAAATGCCGGGGAATCGGGAATATGACGACTTTTTAACCCTTAAAAAAGCTGAGGCATTAGAAAACCTTAAAAAACGTCATGCCGTTAGACTGGCGAATATTGCAAAGGGTATTGAAAACTCAAAAATCGAGCTGGCGGCTTTTACATGGCTGATTGAAAACGGAATCAAGGCGGAATACATCGAAAATTGCATCTACTATTCACACACCGGGCGCTTTTGCTTTGGATGGAGAAACCCGTTGACGGAGGCAGAAAAAGCCGAACTAAAGGGCGCACTTTGCGAATTTATGTTTGATTACGATTTTAAATAGACAAAATCCGACCCCCGGCGCTGATCCGGGGGAGAAAGGAAGCCATGAAACCGCCCCTCCATTACCTTAAAATATCACTGAGCTGCTTTGCTGTAGGCATATATGCGGCCTCATTTATCGGCTGTGCCTCTTCTCCCATGCCTCTGGTATGCAGACACCAGGCCGTTCCCTGCGCCCTCAAAGCCGGGGAAATATACGGACGTGATAATGTTGGAGTTGCCGTAGGAGTTGCCGGGGGAATCCGGGCGCGGCACGCACAGGCGTATTATATCAAGGACGGGAAAATAACATGGCTGTCAAATAACGGGCAGTCTTGTGAGACATCGGAGCGGGACTGGTTCGATCCTGAACAGTATTTGACGATTAACCAGTTTATTAACGAGCCGTGGTGGTAGGCGGCTCCCCGGAGAAATCCGGGGATTTTCTTGGAGGGACACTATGACCGATAACGTAACTGCGGAAGGCAAGAATATAAAAAACGCTGATCCTTATAACGTTTCAAGCACCGAAAAAAGATATCAAAACGTCACTGTTCCGCTTGATCCACGCATCCATCGTGCTCTTAAAATAATGTCAGTTGATGAGTCGTCCACTATCTCTGGCCTTGCTGGAGAAGCAATATCCTGTTGGATTAAGTGGATGCGGAAGGCAGAATTGCGCGAAGCAGTAAAAGAAAATGCAGATAAAGAGAAATTAAAGGTGGCTAACGAGAGAATGGAAGAGGCGAGGAAACTTCTTGCCTACGCTCAAGCCAAGAAGGACGAAAGAAAACGCAAAAAGAGAGAAATAAAACATGATAAGATGATGCAAAAACGCTATCCCTACTTGGACTGGAAACGGGCGAAGAACCTACTCCCATATTCAAAAAGGGATCATAACGTATCAAAGACCGATAACGTATCGTAATTCATATTGACATCCAACGCCTGATGCACTACAATACTCCTAACTTTTAACAAAGGAGCTATTGTGAATAAAATAATTTGTCATAAATGCGGTATTTTGAAGGATCTTTCGGAATATCATAAAGATAGGGGCGACAGCCTTGGGGTTAGAAGATTTTGCAAAGTGTGCGTCAAAGAAGATAGGGAAAATAATTTAGACCTTCGGAGAGCGCAAGGGCGGAAATCATATCAAGACAACAAGGCGTGGTATCGTGCACGGCAAATAGCAACCAGAGAAAGAACTAATAAATATTCGCGTGATAAGTATGCTGAGATGAAGGCAGTGCCATCTTTTATTCTTGACCATCGCATGAGCGTGGCGATACGCAAAGCGTTAAAAAATGGTGCCAAAAAAAGGCAGCACTGGGAGGATCTTGTCGGCTACACCCTTGAACAGTTAAAAGCCCACATTGAGAAGCAATTTAAGGTAGGAATGTCCTGGGATAACATGGGTGAATGGGAGATTGATCACAAGATTCCCAAGGTTGCTTTTAACTATGAGAAACCAGAGGACATTGACTTCAAAAGATGTTGGGCGCTGTCGAATCTTCAGCCGCTGTGGTCTACCGATAATAGAAGTAAGCGTGCCAAACTCCTTAAACCACACCAACCATCATTAACTCTTCCGTGATCCCGTGTCTCCGGGCACCGTAAATTGCCCCAGGGTGTATTAAGACCTTTTACGTGAAGGTTGGTTCATCGTGAACCGGGATAATCGAACGTAGGTGGCAAAGAATTAGTCCGTTGCCTATTTTTGAGTTCACCCAAGATGCCTTTAAGCTCCTCCCGTGTCGCCTCGAAGTCAAAGTTCGGCATAATGACCCTTGATTTCCTCTCCAGCTCTCCATAAGACAGGACCCCGATGAGTTTGATGAACATCAACGTAGCTTGCTTGGGATTCGCATGTACCCACTGGTGGTGCAGGTGGCAGAGCCCCCGGACGGCAGGAGGATGGAAAGCCGTTGATAGGTTGGATCTCTTGAACAGGTGATGCCCGACAACAGTAGGGTGGGGACAATAAGGATAAACGCAAATAGGATCTCGAAGGGCCGTGATTTCTTGGATTAACCTATAGCAATCTTTCTTAATTAAATCCATAACGTATCAAAAAGGAATCCCATCATCTTCGCCTATGGGTGGTGCTGATTGTTGCCGTGCAGCCGCTGGTGGCCCCTGTGGATCTTCCTGGCTCCCATGCCTTAATTCCTTCAAGAAGCACTCCAGAACATATATGGCTGTCTGCCGGTTTCCGAGCGTAGCCTTCATTGGGCTGGTCTTGTCGGCTACCTGATCCTTGCCGATGATCACCTTGCAACCTTGCCAGTACCATTTTGAGAGATATTGACGGTGCATCGAGATACTGAAGGTATTTTGGTATTCATCGAGACGCACAGCGCGGTCGTTGCCTATTTCTATGTAATCGCTCATGTCTTACCTTTTTTTCCTGTAATCGGGCATGTTGATGGTGGTCACTTTCATTTCTGATAATCGAGAAGATATTCTGGCTCCCAAAGCATCCTCTATTTCCTTGAGACCGAGGTTGGATGTCACGATAGTCTGTTTTAAATCACCAGCCCTTTTGTCGAGGATTAAATACAGGGTAGCTATAGAAAATACGCTTGATTTCTCAGCCCCCATATCATCAAGGCAAAGAAGATCATAACCCGAATATCTGCCGACGATTTCCGTCTCGGTATCCACCGCTTCGGATTTAAAAGAATCCCTGATTTCCATCAGCAAAGATGGTACTGTGACAAACATAGAGCTTGGATTATTTATGAATCTCATAAGTGCAACGGCAAGGTGGGTCTTCCCTCCACCGGTAGAACCAGTTAAGAAAACGCTATCCCCAGAAAAACCCTTCAAGCCCTCGATTAATTTATAGTTTCCCGCGAAAGAATCAAAGGAGCATTCTTGGTATTTACGGGGTACGCAAGCGAGTTGTAAATCAATACCTTGTGGTGCCAGAGCTGGCTGTTCTTTCTTTTCTTCCTCGTAACCCATGTAAATAACATTGGATGACTTCGATGCCGCATCTTTCGCCTTCTTAATCACGGCTTCCAGTGTGTCGTCAGGATTCGAGATCGCACGGGTAGGGCTGTCCGTCACTCCGCGCTCCTCCCGAAGCTTGAGGAGTTTGTCTTGTGCCTGCCTGAGAATTTCCCCGTCCCGATCCATAATCCAACCCTCCTTTCCTTTTTTCGACTTCTTTAACCACCCAATTCAGGATGGCATGATAATCTGAAGTGTATTTCTTACCGGATTGCATTTTGTAGTTGTTAAGGATTTCAATAGCCGTCTCATAATCTCCATTCACCAACTTTTCTTTGAGGGCAATTTCCTCGTCGGATGACAAAAAAACGCACTCTAAATATTTATTCTTTACATTCTTCTCTTTCTTTACATTCTTCTTACATTCTTGTTTGTGGCCATCTGTTGGTCGGTTGCTGGTCGGTTGCTGGTCAGGCACGGGTCGTTCTGTTGGTCGTTCGGAACTATCATCACCCTGATAAGCAACCCAATTTATTATTGAAATAACCGAATATTTGTTGGTCGATCTGATGGTCACATTTTGCATTATTTCGAGAGAGTGGAGCCAAGTACGAACATTTCTCTCGGTCGCCCCTAAAGCTGCTGCCGCCTTCTTTCTCCCGAAGATAAATTCACCCGGCATGAGATGCACTTGCTGATTACCAACCAACACATCCCTCTCCTTGTGAGTCGCCTTTAAAAGACACCACGACCAAAAAGCCCAGAGGCCCCAATTTTTTAACCAGTCGCCCTCAAGAGTTTTGCGATATGTTTTTATAAAGCCACGATTCACAAGACCGCCATATACCAGACAAAGCAAAACCATGTGTTGGCGAGAGGCGGGATACACCTCACACATGGTCTTGCAATGTCCAGTTTATTGTTGATTGTCATTTATCCGCTTTCCCCTCGCCAGGGAACTCCGAGATTGGAGTCGGCTGCTACGCTTTCACAGCACAGACATAAAGTCAACTACTTTAAGTCGAGAAATCTATCACCGAGTTCAAGTTTTTCGATAACATCTTCAACAGACCTTGCCACAAACGCAAGCCCTCCGGCCCTATTTACTGACCAGATAAACTCTTCTTGACCATCCTGGAACCCATCTGTCTTTGTTTTTACTTCGATGGCCAGAAATTGCCCCCTGAATATTCCAAGAATATCTGAAATACCTTTGACTGAAAACGGACCTGACCAGTGCTTAAAGTGCCATATATTGCACGCTTTCAAAAGATCCCTGATGGCTTTGATTAAGTCTGCATGGCTCGGATCGCGCATCTTTTTGGGTTTAGGGGGCTTCTTGGCTCTGGCCATCAATAAATCCTCCTTACTTTAATGGTGGATCGGTGCGAACTGGTTATCGCGGCCTCCATGCAATAGCAGCCTCTTGGTGGGCCGATGCAATGCGGTGCCGATCCATTTATTATTGCATGCCGGGGGACCGCCCCGGCTCGGTATCATACTACACTCGATGATGATGTTGGCTGACTATGGCCCAAACATAGTGCCAACATAAGGCAATCCGGTTAATGGAGAAATCCTTGATTCCGACCATTTGCCCCTCCCTTACACCGCTTTCTTGAGATAGTTCTCGAACTTCCCCCTGGGGATCTCTCCTCCCTGTCGCTCCACTTCTTCTCTGACCTTTTCGTCAACTTTCACGACCATTCTCCTTTCACCTAATCACCTTTAACGGTGTCCCTCTGAGTTTACGTTTCAAACGCCAGCATCCTTTCGGCAGGCATACTTTTAAAACCTTTACCAAAGGTATATCTGCCTGATCTCTGGCGCACCAATACTTCGGTTTCTTACGACTCTTGCGCCGGGAAGCCATGGGTTATTCCTTGGCTTTGCATGTGGCTATCTTATCACAGGCGGCGCACTCACTTTCCAGAACCATACTCATCTTCTCAGGGCATGCGATCATATTCATGGCATCCCCTGTAGCGGCCTCTGATTTCCCCCCGGCTTGTTCTGCCTTCGCGCCTTCCTTTTCGAGTCCGAAGCGTTCCATAACTCTTGAGGCGGTAGTCTCGACGGGCTTCAAGGAGGCGGTTTCCTGCTCGTTCAGGATCTTGACGGCGTTAGCCAGCCGCTCGTTTCCTTGCTTTGGGAGAGTCTTGGAGTGATACTTAATGACGGTCTTCCGGATCTGTTCTTCTGGCCATGTCTGCCACGGCATCTTGGTGTTGTCTTTCCCTTCCGATGACTGGAAAATCTTCCACAACTTGTACTTGGGAAGGATGACGAAATCCACGGAACCGTCGAGAAGCGTGGCCGTCGAGAAGGCACACACAACATGATCCCATATGGTCTTAGGGTCCTTGGCGATCTTGTCCATGTCCACGGGAGGTGCGAGATTCATCTTGTACTTGACATAGGGAGTAGATCCTTGTTCGTACTCGAAGAAGTCCCATTCATAGACGACCTGCGCAGCCATGCTTTTGATGCTGCTTTTCCCGCCACAGGCGATCCCGATCAATCCTCGGTAAGAAATGTCAAGGATCGCTTTTCCGCCCCTGGGGACCAAAAACGCTTCCTGCTGTGAAGGATTCAACGTAGCTCCGATTAGGGCTATATTCACGATGGCATTCTTGATGCTTTCCAAAGAGCACTTCTGGAGCTTGTCGCTGCCTGAAACGATCTGCTTGGCTAAAATCACCTCCCTGAAATAATCCTGTTCTGACATAACCTCCAAGAATCGAGCTTTTATTTTGGGGTCATAAATGGCGACCTCCCACTGAGGGCGCTGTTCTGCTGGTAACTTTGTTTCGGTCATGCTGTTCTCCTTTTCTTATAATGCAGCGAATGCCGCTTGGTGTTCTTTGAGTTCCTTCTCGAACGAAGACACTACGATTGCCTGAATAATCTCTTTTATTTCCGGATTGATAGGCAATATAGAATGATAATCACCGTTGTAATAAGTCACGGTGATCTTAGCCTTCGCCATCTCAAGATGTTTTGTGGTGGCCTGTACTTTACCCCTCAGAATCTTTGCCTCCTCTAATGTTTCAGCCGTCATGTTCTTTTCTCCTTTCTTATTTTATCTCTTACATATCTTGCGGGATAATCTTCTCTGTCGTATTTCCGCTTACACGATGCGTGGTGTGACCCCTTCACGTTTTCATAATGTCTCAGATTAACCGGGTCGTCGTATTGATGACAAAAGGAGCACTTCAACCATGTCGCATGTCCGCACGCTTTTATGGCTCTCATACGCTGATGAAGCAAATTGTGATACGCAAGGTCTTGGCAGATAACCAGATTAGAGGGGTCGTTATCATCTTTAATCTCATTTGCGTGGTGAATCACTGCGTTTTCCGGAAGGTATTTTCCCAATACTCGCTCGGCCTCTAAGACATGCACTTGCACATACCCACTCGTCCCGGCTTTTGGGTGATCTAATTGCTTTACAAAAACATACCCGGCCTGTTTATGTAACCCCCCTTTCCAATGTCCATGGTTGCTGCCTCGGCATTGATGGTGATTGACAAACCGAAGCGGGGAGCCCTTCACCCACCCCTTCTCTTTGTTTGAGCGGTCAGCTATCCTTGTTTTTTCTCCACATCCACATTGACATAAACCCTCTCTAATCATTTTCCCTCCTTAGCGTATCCATGCGGGGCAATATATCTCACGGATGTCGGCGGTCGCGTAATGCGGATAATATCCACCCTCCCGACACACCTTTTCGATCTGAAGCAGTCTTCGCACCTCCCGCCTCCCCACCTCAACAAATTCCTCATCCATCGCGTAAACTTCCACCCGGTACGGTTCCTCCAGTTCCGCTACGATGAAAACAAAAGCATCTGCTTTCTTCCCGGACGCCACGTTATACCCATCCAGATACAGGGCGCTCTGGATATAATACTTGTACCGGGCGCAGGCATTTGTGAAGGCTTCGTATCCTGCATCCTTGGCCTTCTTGAAGTCGATGATAACGCCCTTGTCGCCTTTAGGAATCCTGTCGGGGCGGCATTTGCACGGAAGCCCTGTCTCCGGATCTGTCCAGAAGACCGTCTGTTCGGACAGCCCTTCCCTCATTAAAACGCTGGCTGTAGGATGTGAATAGACGGCCTCCACGACATTCTGCATGCGGACAAATACATCTTCGGATATTAAAGTAAGCCCTGCCGCCGTGACATCTGCTGCGAATTCCTTGTCGGTGTTTTTGCGGAGATCCAGCTTGTAGGGAGGAACAAGGTATTCCTTGTTGAATGCGTCCATGCCTTCAAGAAGAAGGCTATGCAGGGCTCCACCATGAACAAGGGCGTCTGTCTCTTTCAGAGGCACTTTCCCGGCGGCAGGGCATTTATCGAGGCGGGATAGGTAACTATTGCTGACCCTGTCGGTTAGGGCGTGATAATCCAGATTACTTATGTTTGCGTAAATTCCTGTTATCATTGATATTGTTCCTTATATTGCCAACGACGGTTGGAACGGCCTGTCTATCTTTGCGCCTTTTTTTAAATTGTCCCGTGCCCACATGGGACGCAAATTACTTAATTCCCAACACCTTCTGAAGTCTATATCATCAGGAGTTTGGAAGTTGAAAGCTGCTTTCGGCGTTTTGTGATCTATGTGGATATCTCCCCGCATGAAGGCCTCCCAAGACATCCCTGTAGTGAATTGCTTTTCAAGGTGTTTCTTTAACTGATCAACGGTATACCCGACGATAGACTCCCATGCCCTTCCGGCCTTCGCCCCCTTGCGAAGAGACATGTTTATATTGCATTGCGTCCTACTGTTCAATCGTCCCATAAGCGTACTTCTTTGTTTTGCCGTATACGCTCTTGACCGTTCTTTCTGCAATTCCGGGTTCTTTCGCCTCCACTTCCACCACGCCGCATTTCCGTTAGCTTTCCGTGTTTGTTTGCCTTGCTCCAAGTACTTTTCCTTGTGGGCCACGTAATGTTTATGGGTTGTTGCGAGGTGACACTTCTTGCACCTTGAGTATAAACCATCTTTCTTTAGTTTATCCCTGTAAAACTCACCAACCGCTTTCACCTCTCCGCACGCCGTGCATTCCTTCATTCCTTCTCTGAAAATACTCAGGTAAGTGCGTGGGTCGATCGCTTGCTTCATGCCGCCTGTTCCTCCCTCGTCAGAGCATGGTAATCCGCGCCGGGGACTCCTTGGTAGATACCCTGCATCATGGCTTACAGTTCCTCCTCCACCTGATCCCGGATCTTTTTGACAAGTTCGGCTATCGACATCATAACTGCCAGGGCCACGGCCTTGCCATCCTCAGTTTTCACGTCCGGGGTTTGAATGGCATCCAAGGTATCTGCGATCAGAAGGATTTTAATCTTGTCCGGCTGTCTCGCGGCCTTACGTTCTGCCGCTTCTTTCGCCTTCTGCGCCTTCTCTTCAGCATCCTTCAAGGCCTTGGCCGCAGCTTCTTTCTTGGCCTTGTCAAGTTCCTTCTGCCGCTCAATCTCATCAGCCTTACGCTTCTCCTCGTCCTCCTTGGCCTTCTTGTCGGCTTCCAAGCGATCCCGTTCCTTCCGCATCTCATCCAGCTCGGCCTGAAGTTTCTTGGCTTCTTCAGCCTTCTCAGCGGCCACGGCGTCCTGTTCTGCCTTGATCCGCTCTTGCTCGATCCTCAGCTTGCGGTTTTCATCTTCCAGCCGTACCCTTTCCGCCTCCAGCCGATCCTCTTCTTCCTTCTTGCGCCGTTCCTCTTCGGCTACACGGGCTTTCTCAGTCTCGACATTTTTCTGGATATTCCCCAAGAACATCTCAAACTGATCATCATTGGCGACTTTGAGGAGTGCATGAGGAAGAGAGATCCCGGCGACTGTGTACTGCTGGCCGTCGAAGGTGGCTCCGAAAGCGCATACCCTGTCAACCCGGACTTGGATACGGGCGGCTTCCTTTTCGGCCTCGACTCGTTTAAGGCGCTCCTTCTCGTCTTTTACCTTCTGTTCTTCGGCGGTAAGATGCGTCTCGATGGGCTCCATAAGCCCGATGATGCGCTTCTCTTCCTCGATCACCTTCTTCTGGTATTCCAACGCCTCAGAACGGAGTTCTTTCCCGACCTTCGTTACATCCGTGCGACGCTTGACCATATCCATTCGGGCCTCATGAACAGCCTCGAATTCCTTTTTGCTGGCAAGATCACCGATCTCCAGAGCCATGTACTTCTCCTTCAATTCAGCGATTGCCGCATCCGTGACGTTAAACCTGACCAAGTCCTTTGATACATCAACCATTCTCTTTCTCCTTTCGTTTTTAATAATCCCGGCAGAACAAGTCCGATCCCTGTCTGCCGGGAAGTTAATAATGTTACGGTGGCCCGGCGCCGATCATTTGCTCATTTCATTAAAGTATGCGTTGAACATCTGCGGACTGGCTCTTTTCATGGGCTCACCTCCTTTCGGCTTTCGTCTCTGGCTTCATCGGGTACAAAAAATGATCCCGGAATCGCTTCAAGGGCATCTGAAATTTTCATGATAAATTCCGCACCCGGAAGAACTTCTCCCGACTCCCATTGGGAAACTTGCTGGCCTGTAGCGCCTATTCTTTTCCCTAGCTGGGTAGGATTCAACCCCCTGCTTTCCCTTAGTATCCTTATGCGTGATCCCTCAAATTTCCATGCCATGGGCGATCCCTCCTTCAAGCTATTCGGCTCCCCTATAAATCATAAATTATCTTGTGTCAAGCAGAAAGATCATTATTTGTAAAAATAAATCTTGACAAGATTTCAGGAAAGTGCTTTAAGGGAATCAAAACTGAAAGGAGCCCGTCATGAGTACCTATTTGGTCAAACTTTGGAAATTCGATCAGCACCATTACGGTGAACGAGAAATGCTTGTGCCCTTTAATCCCAGCTACCAAGGAAAGAGTAAATCTTCCTTCTGGAACATGGTTGCAGAGATTTACAGGAACTGGAGACGTAAATAGCCACGGCCCGAAAGGGTGAGGGGATAGTATAAGCAGGAGATGACGAATACCAAGCCTGCCCGTGGCCTTGATGGATATTGGGACCAGAAGATATTTGCATGCGCAACCCCACCGAGGCGATCTTAAAGGCCTTGTGCGCTCAGAAAGGAGTGGAGTTATGAACGGAGATAAGCATAAATTATTTTGTAGTTGTGACGGAGATAAACACGACCAAGAAAGTTTCAATTGCGCTGACCCTTCTATGGTTATTCAAG